TACGTTGTGTAATTTGTCCTTGTAGATCTGAATAGTTTAAAACAACATCGCCAGTTCGTCCTGCAACACTAACAACTTCAGAAACTAGACCGTCAATCTTATCCCAATTGCCACCGTTGAACAACGCAAGGTCGCCAACGTTCCAAACTGCTATGCCATCTAGATTAGTTGTTCCCGCAAAACTAACTTTATAGTAACTGCCTTTAGTTCCTGTAGAAGCAGTTAGCACTGGACGGTTCGTGCTTGCGTTCCAGGTACCTGCATAGTTTAATGCACCTAATACAGCGTCTGATAATTGTGTTAAAGGAATATGGCCCTGTGCATCTAATGTGGCAATACCGTTTGGCTGTCCTTCTAAGAATGCGTTAGCCGGAGTATATCCTAATGCTGTTTCTATATCTGTAGTAGACAGAGTTACTTGTCCACTTCTATTATTAAATTGTGTTACACCTGCGTTGCTTAATATACCAAGTTGATTTATAGATAAACCGTTACCTACACGAACACCACCGATAACAGTTGGACTGGCAGTTGGCAAGACATAAGCGGCAGCGGCTGAAATTACTCCGTTTCTATCAATAGAAATGCCAGCACCAATCTTAACGCCACCAATTGTTGCAGTTGTAGCAGTTGTTAAACTGGCACTAATAATGTGTGTACTTGAGTTGTAAAAATATTGTATTCCGTAATCAGTATTAGATTGTGTAAAGGCAGGCGCTACAACATCGATAATAGCATTGGTATTAAATCCAGATGTGGCTCCTAAAATTTGGAAGTTTTGATTAACTTTCCAAAATGCTGTTCTTAGACTGTCGCCGTCCCCTTTATTAGCAGATGTTCCAGTGTTAATTACGAGTATTGTTGCTGTTGTCATTTATTTTAATCCTGCTAATCGTTTCATAGTGTCCAAATCCTGTTGTTCAACTGAAACTTCTGTATTTTCTTGCACTACCTGTGTTTCAGTATCTACATATCCGCCAGTCTGCATAGGAATATCCAAAACAAAACTACGTAAAAAGCTCATACTGCGGTCTACAGTAGGCTGAGGAATTGGTACTGAGCGACTTTCTTTTATCGCTTTGGCGTCTGTAGCTATTTCTTGTAAAATGGTCTTTTGGCGGTTCATACATGGTATTTATTGGTTTGAGCTCTTGATTAAACCATTGTGAATGTGCTATAATAGAGCTGTAATCAAGCACCCAATAAATAGTTTTATCATGGATACTCTAGTTTTAAACACGGACGGAAGCCCAGTGTCAATGCTTCCACTTAGCGCAATCAATTGGCAAGAAGCCATAAAATACATGGTCTTAGACAAGGCCCATGTGTTAGAGTGGCACGAAGATTGGATTGTGAGATCAGCTCGCTGGGAAACTCGCGTGCCTGCCGTAATTATGGTAAAAGAATACATGAAGAAGAAATCTGGCATTCGTTATTCAAAACAGAATGTATTTCTTCGCGATGGGTACACATGTCAATACTGCGGCACCGATGTAAACCGCCGTACTGCTACTCTAGACCATTTGATCCCTGTTTCTAAGGGCGGAAAGTCAGTGTGGGAAAACGCTGTTTGTGCTTGTTCTAAGTGTAACAGTCACAAAGGCAATAAATCTGGGTTCAAGCCAAGAAAAATGCCTCACAAGCCTAGCTATTATGAATTAGTGGAAAGACGCAAGCAGTTTGAATTCCACTTGGCACATCCTAGCTGGGGTCCTTACCTAGGTTTAGAGAGCTAATCCAATCTGGAAGTAGCGTTGTAGCAGACCATCCAAGTAATTCTTTTGCTTGGGTGGTATCCGCACAAGTTTCTTTAGCATAGCCCAATAACTCTTGCTCTGTAATAATTGGGCAGTTAAACAAGGGTGCAATTTCAGCCAGGCTCCAACTTTGACCTGTGCCTAGATCTATAGTAGTGTAAGGCGGAGCTTTATCTACTGCTAGAATTAATGCTCGGGCAACATCATCAACGTGAACAAAGTCCCTACGCTGTTGTCCATTACCACGAACTAAGATTGGTTTGCCGTTTAAGGCTGAGTGTAGCCAATTGCCTATTACTAATCCGTTATCTCCGTATGGAGCATCTTCTCCATAGCAGGTAAAGATACGACAAATAGTATAACGTAGACCCATTGAACGACTATAGGCTTCTATCACTTGCTCGCCAGACTGCTTTGTCCAGCTGTAGGGATTGAGCGGACCTGTGCCATCACCGTAGACTGAGCTAGAACTGGCAAACACTAGGTGTACTCCAAATGTAGCACATGACTGAGCAATGTATTCAGTTAATTCAATATTGTCTTTGATATAAGCTGAAGGCGATCCCCAACTTGTAGGAATTCTAGGACGAGCCGCAAGATGTATAACTGCATCAGCATCAGTTAAGGCGTATTGGAACTCCCGTCTGCCCTCTGGACTATTAAGGTCGTAGTTGCTTCTACGATCAAAGCCGTAGTATCCAATATCTGATTTATCAAGCTGTTGGCAAACATGTCGCCCAATCCAGCCATCGCTTCCTGTTACTATTATATTCATTGTCTGTATACAATCCTGCCTTTAGTCAGGTCATACGCACTCATTTCTACTTTAACATTGTCACCTAACAATATTTGAATGCGGTTTTGTCTAATCTTCCCAGATACATGGGCTAGAATTAGAATCCCATTATCTAGCAATACTCTAAACATTGCATTGGGTAGTACTTCTTCTACTTTACCTATTACGGTAATAACATCATCTTTTGCCACGGGGCCACTTTCTCCTTTATAAAACTATTTTTCCTGATATTTTAAAATCCAAATTGAATACAGTTCTTGTATCGTTATCAATTGGATTTGAACTTGCGTGAAAATACTTACCTGGAAATAAAACAGCTCTGCCCATTTTGGGAGATATGCGCTGTTTTTCTGTTAATTTTGTAAAGTTGGACCCTAGTGTTTCATTAAAAATGACGGTGTCTCCGTCTGAGTCGTTTACATAGTAAACAACTACCATATGGCTATAAGAACCATCCACATGGGCAGGGTTATATTTTCCCTTAGAAAACTTGCGATTGTTAACCAGCATGTTTGCTTTCATCCGATAAAGATCTGACTTTTGCAAACCAAATTTATCTTGTAACGCATATACCAACGGGCGTACAAAGTTAAAATGTTTATCAACACCGTCAACTACATCATGATAAAATAGATGAGTGTGTTGATAGCTGTCTATTGTATTATCATCTAAAAAGATTTCTGGATACGCTGTTTTGTTTTCGTGAATATTGCTTGGCCCAAAATGCCAATCAAAGCTGTAGTCCCTAGTCATATCGTTTAAATGAAACTGATATGTAGGACTAACAATATCGTCGAGAACAATTACATCATTCATTAGATCTTTTCGCCAGCTGTAAAGCCACGGAAGCGTAAGAAGCGTGGGAAACGCAAACTATATGTACCATCCTGATTTTGGGTGATAGCATCTGCACGGACTTCAACAACTTGTCCATCTACTTTGCATGACCAAAACTCATCCCGATCTTCGTCTGTAAATCCAGAACCTACATTGACCTTGATCAACTTGCCGTCCTCGGTACCTTCGCAAACTAATGCACCCATTTTACCTACGTTACGGCCAGTACCTTCTTCTGTTTCTAGCACAGTAAGACTAACTTCGATAAATGGCTTTTGTTTTAACCAGCTGGTACTGCGTTTGCACTCATAAGGAGCATTAGGATCTTTGATCATAATACCTTCAAAGCCTTTGGCAATAGCTTCTTTGTTAAATTCTTTGAACTGCATTTCACCGACATAGCCATCTAAGTCTACTTCTGTTTGCTCAATAACATCAATGCTACCGCATTTGTCAAAAGTAGGTTTAAGAGTTTTGAGCAAGGCAGAGCGTCGGCGCTGACCCATTACTGATTTGCCTTTTTGGAATTCTGAAAGCGGCACAATGTCAAACAACATAAGACGTGCGTCTTGTGCCTGTACGTCATCTTTGCGATGAACTTGCTTCATTAGGTCTTGAAAGCTCTTGCTTACAACTTCTCCGTCGAGTACATAGCTTCTACCCAAATCATCGATGTTAGCCAGAAGGCTATCTGATATGTGGCTAAAGTTTTCCAGCACTTTACCATTTCTTGTGTACTGAACAACGGTTCGAGCTTCATAGTTGACAACGGTGATACATCGTACTCCGTCCAACTTTGGTTCGAGCAGTTTAACACCCGTAATTTTCTTCTCATGATTCGCTCCGTCATGGGCAAGCATACATTCGAATACAGGGATAGGATCAATGCTTGTTCCTTTTACTGCCTTATTTACAGTCTTTTCGCTCACACCGCAACGTAAGTCTTTGATAAGAATACGGCGGTACCAGTAGTTCCACTGATCACCTGTACTTGCGGCTAGGGCAAGTTCAATAGCATTTTTAGCATCGTTACCTGTAAGCTGACGTGTGTAAAGCAAATGTGCTAACTCTTGGAATGCCTGATAAGGCAAGCCCTGACCGTCAGGACCTGAGTGCGTAGGTACCTTCTTAACACCAAAGGTAATGTAATTGTTTAGTGCAAGATGTACTCCTGCAAAGAATTCTGTGTTGCCTGCTTTAGCTTCACGTTCAATAATGGCTTCTTTAGCCAAACGACTGTTATCGGATTCAAGCTCTTTGATGATATTATGCATGGTTACCTTTCTAACTGTATAAGCTATATTATAGCGTATTTTTACCAGTTTGTCAAGACCTGTATGGTTAATTCGGTGTTTAAACCGTTGGTTATACGCACTTTACCACTTACTTTGGTAGCATAAGTCATTGTAAAAGTTGAACGAATATTGCCTTTTTCGGTTAACCAATGCAGGAAAACCTTGCAATTTGGGCTAGGAACTAGGATAGCTTCTGAGCCAAAATCCTGCTCTAAAACTGCATTTCCACCCATTTGTATCTGTCTAGTGTGTAGTTGTTTATACAAACTCATAGTAACGGAATCCAATGATTTTCCCATACACGATTGTCAATAAACTCACCGGGGACAATATCAAACGCAATAGTGATCCTTGGTCTATCTTTGATCTTCCAAGGAATGTTTCTGTGTAGGTCGTTACTGCTTAGGCCCATGACCAGCATGTTGTCGCGCCCTACTACATCGATTAATTCGTATTCGTCATTGTGTTCTAACACACCTTTGTATTGATCCGCAACATCTCTGCTTTGTTTGTAATAGTGTGGCTGTAGAGCGTAGGTAGTTTTGCTTACGTCAACATCTAAACAGAAGTAGCCGTGATAGGCCTGCATGTGTTCGGGCCAGTGGTGATGCCATCCTATACTTTCTGCACCTTCCTCATAGATATTAATCCATGCCTGCATATAATGTATTTTATCAGTAGTTTTGACTGATTGCCAGAATAGGCTTATCTCTTTAAACAGTTCCCATAGAGGCTGTGCAGAAAACATAAACACATTATATTTTTCAAATGTCTTTGTTGTGCCTTTGAATCCGTTAGTATCAACAGAGTCTTCTGGGTAGCGCATCTTAACAGTATTTGCGGCCATCATTGTACTGGCCATCAAATTTTTAAGGTTAAGATTAAGTTGCTTTATTTTGAAATAGCCCGCAGTCCATTCATTCTGGGCTGAAGGAGCTCCCGCATCCGCAGGTTGTAACCGCGTTGGGGTTTTTAATACTAAATTGGGATCCATTAATGTCTTCTTTATAATCTATTGTAGCATCTGTTAGATACTGCATGCTCATAGAATCTACCAAAACATTATCAAATTGAAAATCATCTTCGTTGACTGTGTCGTCTATGGTAAATCCATATTGCATACCACTGCAACCGCCACCTTGCACAAATGCACGGACGTACTTGCTACCATCTTCTAATAAGATGTCTGCTATTTTGATCTTTGCAGATTCTGTAATGGTAATCATAATATCATTCTTCCACCAGTATTTAAGTTGCGTTCTACGGCCTCGAGTGTTTTCTTGTTCTTTTCAGGATCTGTAAAATAGTTATAGCCAAACTTTTTATCTATCAAGTGTAAGTGATAACCGCTAAACACCCAACTTTCAGCAAAGTGCGGTAACCCATCTTGTCCTTTACGGAAGCAATCAACCAATGCTCTTTTAAAGTGCGGGCTGTTCATTATAGTCTTAGTTGAGCGTTCTTTTGCCATACGCCAGAACGGAGTATCAAACGTACTTCCACCGTGATAGAAGAAACAGATCAAGTGCTCTAGTTGGACAGCATAGTCAATAAATCGTTCATTGACATCTTCTATTTTTAAATTGCCTTTTAAGAATTCTACAAACAAATAGTTTACATATATGTAGAAATAGATTCCTGTAGCTGTAATAGGTTCAAAGAAAATAGCACGGTTGCCGTTTTTAAGAACGTTGCCTTCAAATACAGTTTTTGCGTAGTAGCTATTAAAATGATAGTCAACTGGCGCACCTTTGCGTCCGATCTTATCCGGAGTTGTATTGAATATTTGAGCCATGTCTTCTAGAGCTTCTTCTCTAGTAGTTACAGTATCATTATACATATAACCGTGTGTATGTCTAGTAGTCAGCGGTACTCCAAACATCCAGCCATTTTTTGTAGCCATATGTTCAGTGTACTGCCAGTTGCCAGGTTCTTCTACAGTATGTATGATTCCACTGTTAATGCTAATGCCTTCTGCAATATTATACTGATCCCAATCTGTAGGGCTTCCTCTAGTATCAACTACGAAGTCAAAGTACTCAACGCGGCCGTCAATAGTTATATTAACTCCGCGGGCTAGATTTTCTAAGCTAGAAACTGTGCCTTGCATTAGACTAAACTTGTTAGGCCAACGCTCTAGACATTTTTTAAACACATATTCTTTTAACTTAAAGTTATTGATATGTATAGCTACACCACCATCTAGCAGTGGATTAAACCAATCCTTCTCACGCCAGTTGATAAACTTATTACCAAACTTTAGTGTGCTGTCCATTTCATGAAGATCTTCCATGAATTCAAACCCGCATGCCTGTTCCAATACTGTAATAAATCCAGAATTAGTACTTTCACCTATTTGAAACATAGGAATGTTAGGGTCATGTATGTTTACAATCTTTATCCTGTTGGGAACGTTTGCACAGAGTTGTGCAGATGTAATTACCCCGGCTGATCCTGCTCCTAATACGGCTATTCTCATATTGTTTTTCTTTATAGTTTTATGCGCTAAATATAGGTAGATATTTATTATACTGCTATTATGATCAATCTAACAACTGAAGCCTCCCGAAAAGTAAGCGAAAACCTTAAAAAGCGCGGCAAAGGAGTAGGGATTAGGATAGGAATAAGAACAACAGGTTGTTCCGGTTTGGCTTACGTGCTAGAGTATGTAGACAAGTACGAAGCTGAAGAAGGAGTAATAAATTATGCCCAGCAGGATTTTGTGATATTGGTTAGTCAAAAGGACGATCCTTATCTAAGCGGCCTAACAATGGATTGGGTGCGCAATGGTCTTAACGAAGGATTTGATTTTAAAAACCCTAACGAAAGAGATCGATGTGGGTGCGGCGAAAGTTTTAGAGTTTAATAGGAAAACAAATGGCATCGAGCAAAATTACCAAAGATACCTTTAACGGAATACAAGCAAAACTTGCTTCTATCCTAGGTGCTCCTGATCAATCAACTGTAGACTTGGGGTATAATCTAACCTTTAATAGTTCACAAGTACAAACTAATGCAATAGTTTACGGCGATGATGTGAATAAGGCCATTGGTGACCTTAATACTATTATACAACATCAGACTGGTTTTCCAACAAACTTATCTTTATTTTCCCCTGGTCAATTAATTACAGCAACTGATTTAAATCAACTTTCTTCTATTACTACTTCTGCCGTTGCATCTCGTAATAATGTAGGAGCTTCGCTGTTGGCTGTAAAGACTTCGGATTCCTACAGTGACGGCAGTACTTGGAATACCATTAGGCAACATTCAGTAACATTAGATTGGGGAACTAATAATAATTTTAGAGGTTGGACCAATGCAGGTGGCTTTATATCAGTATCTGCCAGCTTCTCAGGAGGTAGCGGTACTCCACAGACAGGTGCATGGGCAACATTGTTGACTTCAGCAGGAACACTTGTATTTTCTGGAAACGCTACTTTTCAGAGCAATAATAATAGAGCAGGTAGTATCCCTAACGGAGGATTATATAACATAATTCAAAACGGACAAATTGCAGGGCACGATGGCATTGCATTTAGAATGCTGTCTACTGAAAATCATTATACTTCAAATGCCTATACTCTAGTTGTAAATCCTTATCCGACTGGCACTGGTATGTTTAACTGTACCGGATTTACACTAACGGCATCAATGACTGACCCCCATACTGCTCCTGCTAGAACAACTGACGACTATATTGATTCTTTATTTTCTTGGTCGGTTAATACTTACTATGCATATCAACAACAAGTTCCGACAGTTGTTGCTACATCTAACAATATATCATAAGAGAAATAATCTATGGCACAAATACAAGCAAGCGACTGGAATCCGTTGCAAACCACTGTTGCTAATATTATGGCAGGCTGGGGTCAGTCGGCCAGTGTTACCAGTGCGCAGGTTAACAACACATTAAAGATTAATCATAATCATTATAATGCTCTTAAAGATGATATAAATTTTTGTTATACACATATTACTGGTTCAAATTCTGCTCTACCTATTAGAAATGCTGGAACGCAGATTACACAAGCCGACCTTACTAACGTGTCAGCCGCTGTTACATATATTAATACCAACAAAGCAACAGCGTCATCATCAAAACTTACCAGCCAATCGCTGGCTATTAGCACTACACAGGCGTATACTTGGTCTTCTCAATTGGGCGCATCTTATTCAATGACTTGGGCCAGTGCTTCTGATTTTAATGCGTTCTTTAACGCAGGCGGTTCAGTTAATTTCAGCATATCTAGATCTGGTGGTGCCGCAACATCCCAAAATCAAAGCTGGACTAATGTTTTAAGCGGCATGGGCAACGTGTATATGACATTAAATTCTAGCGGAAATAGTGGAACTATACCTGGCGCAGTAAGCATAACAACTGGTATAAATGGCCTTTCATCGTCAAACCAACAATTTATAAAAGTTACTGATCAAGATGCAAACTATACTGCAAACTACATTAACATAACTGCTTATCTTGACGCGGCACCAGGTTCCGCTAGAGTATTAACTTACGTAGTACTATTAGTTGATGCGCACGTAGGAACAGCAGGAGGCCCGGATACTGTAGACGGTAATTTTACAACGTCTTTCACGGCCAAGTATCCATATACATTCTCAGTATCAGCTACATCAAGTTTTAACGGGGTCCTAATCTAAGGAATAATATGAGTGATTTAATCGAATACATTGTAATTGTACACAACATCGAAGACAAGCAGGCCTTGCATGATGAAATTATTAATCTAGGCGGAAGCGAATGTGTGCCCGACAGGGAAGTTGATTGCTGTCTTAATCCAACGACCAGTCGCAATACTCATTATATGATGACCGAGGCCGAGGCCGAGCTTATTAAACAAGATCCAAGAGTGTGGGACGTTAGCAGAACATGGCAAGACCTAGGACTATCAGTAGGCCACTTCAATGTTAGCTATTCTCAAATTAGCAATCACTTCAGCAAAGGTAACACACAAGCATCAACAGACGTTAACTGGGCGTTACTTCAGGTATTAGAAGGACAGAATAGATTCCAGTGGGGTAACGACAGTCCTATACAACTATTTGATGTAGCCGCTTCTATCACCGTTCCTTTCAGTGGAAAGAACGTAGACATAGTAGTTGTAGATGGCCATGCTGATCCAGCACACCCAGAATTTGCAGTTAACGCAGACGGAACAGGTGGATCCAGATATAATCAGATCAATTGGTTAGCATATACTAATGCAATTTTTAATGGAACTAACGGCACGTATGTTTATACTCCGTATGGCGGAACTGCCGCGTCGGCAATAGATTCTTTATTAGAAGCTAATAACAATCACGGAACTCACGTAGCGTCTAGCTGTGCAGGAAATCAACAAGGTTGGGCTCGAAGCGCAAACATATACAATATTGGTTTTGGTTTTCCTGACAGCAATCCAACTAATTCTACAACCAATGCTTATATTAACAGCTACTTTTTTCAGTATGTAAAGTACTGGCATCAAAATAAAACTGTTAATCCTAGCACAGGAACACGTAATCCTACAATCTGTACCAACAGCTGGGGATATACTTCTACAGTACCTAGAACAGATATTCTTGCAGTAAATTATCAAGGCACACTTTACCAAGCGCCGGCGGGAGGTTTTAGTGCGGCTCAACTGGCTACTTACGGTATTCCTTGTTTTGATGGTACTAACTGCTCGGTACCTGCTAGATATACTCCTATGGAATCTCAAATAACTGATCTCATCAATGCCGGAGTTATTATGATAGGAGCCGCAGGTAACAACGGAGCTTATATTGCAAGAGATACAGCATCCAGTACTGATAATAATTATTTCAACAGTTTCCTTGCCTCTGGGGGGAATACATACTATTATTGCAGAGGTTCAACACCTAGCGCAGTTACAGGTGTTATTAACGTAGGAGCATTAGATGCATCATATACTACAGCTAAGACATATTTTAGTAATTGCGGCCCTAGGGTCGATGTATATTCTCCAGGTTATAACATAACAGGTGCATTTAGCACATTTGCTGGACTATCATACGAAGGATATCCGCAGGGCGTAGCTGACCCAAGGAACTCAGGTTATTCTATTGGTAAAGTACCAGGTACCAGTCAAGCGACTCCGCAAGTTGCAGGGTTAGTTGCGTGTTTGCTAGAAGCGTTCCCTACAGCTGGTCCAGCAGACGCACTTAGCTACATAACTGCTACAGCAAAAACTGGTCAAATGGTTAGTGGTCAATTTATATATAACGGGTTTGATTACAGTAGCATACAAGGCGGGAACAATCGAGTCCTGTACGCAAGTTTTCCAAATTCACCCGTAGCATCAGTCGCACTATCTACAGTATCTGTTAAGACAGGAAGTCAAGTAAAATTTACACCTGTGATAGGTTCAGGTGGTGTTGGACAACTAACCTACACTATATCTCCAAATCTTCCTACTGGTACTACGTTCCAAGGATGGATTGAATCTATACCTGGAAATACATCTTACTCATTTTTCCATGTAACGTCTAGTAATAGCAGTTCAATTCAACAAGGTGATTCTATCAGCGGGTCTGGTGTTACTCAAGGATCTTTTTTAGAATGGCCAACAGATGCTTCTAAAACTACTTGGACTATCCGTCCTGGCTACAGCGCCAATGTAGGTTCAGCAGGTAGTCCTATTTCTATTAATAACGGATTTCATATTAATTCTCTTACAGGAGAAATTACTGGAAGAGTTTCCAACGTATTAGGATTAACAACATATTCTGTTACAGTTACAGGCAATAACATATCAACATCTGCGTCATTTAATCTAAGAGTTAACACAGAAGCTTCTCCTACTGTAACTACCGAAGTACCATACGGAACTGATCTATTACAACGTTGTGATATCTATCAACAAACTGGTGTTACTCCGCAAGGAGTTATTATATGGGTACACGGCGGTGGATGGTCAGGTGGAGCAAAATCTCCTTATGGATTTAACTCTAGCCAAGGCGGTTATTGGATCAACGATTACGATCAGATTAATCAATTAGCCAAGCAAGGTTATATTGTTGTTAACTGTAACTATCGATTAGCTACTGCTGGCACTGACTACATACCTTCTGGTGGTACTACTAACAACTACCATCCAGCAGGAGCGGCTGATATTGAAACAATAATACAATTCTGTACTGTTGCAAATGCTGGTTCTTCTTACAGTGCGTTATGGAATCAGATCGTAAATGCAGTTAACACGTATGGATTGATAATTTCAGGAGCAAGTGCGGGCGGACATCTAGTTGCGTTTGCAGGAATGAAATATATTAATGACTACGGCAATAACAAAATTACTGCAATATGTCCTATTGTAGGACCAACTGACCTTGATTGGGTAACATTAAATGATACATCAATAACACAAACTGCAAAAGATATTGTTGACAATTATGTAAACAGTGCCAGTCCAGTTGCCCTACAGGCAGCGAGTCCTAGATACATATACGGATCAGATAGCTCTCCAGGCTATGTACACAATGCGGTAAAAAATTCTACTGTAAAATGGATTTTTATCAATAACCTTAACGATACATTAGTACCGCCAGCATTGACTGATAATTTTATTAATACCTTACAAGCTGAATTAGGAAACAATAGAGTTACCTCAATTAAACTTAACGAAGGAAGCAAGGCATATACTGAAATAAATCACAATCTAGCATCGCCAATTTCTGTATTAGTTGAAACTGCGGCAAATCTAGCTTTTGGAATTGTAGCCACGATTGCAATATCATCTAAACAAGTTTCAGTAGGATCGTCTACAACATTTACACCTGTAACATTTACAGGCGGTAGTGGTGTTAAGACATACAGCATTTCACCAGGTTTACCAGGCGGCTTAAATTTTAATACTTCTACAGGAACAATATCAGGAACTCCTACATTAAGTTCTCAAACTACAGCTTATGCAGTTACAGCTACAGACGCTGCCGGTAAGAGTGTTTCTGCCATATTTACTTTAGCTGTGTTAGCAGTTGGCGGTGGAAGTGGTGCTGTAGTCAATCACAATGATTGGAACCTATTACAAACTAAGGTAGCTACAGTTTTAGGAGCACCAAGTGGTAGCACTGTAGATGCAGGGTGGGGACAGCAATCGAGTATTGTTAGTAGTCAAATTTCTGCTTATCAGGAAATTACTGGAGTAGAGTTTAATCAAATAGCAACAGATGTCGATACATGCTATCAACACATCAACAATACTCGATATCAACCTTATTCTAGATCACCTACGCCTCCAATTTATTATCTAGTAACTCAAGCAGACTATACAGAATTATCAGGCAAAGTTGATTATGTATATTCAAACAGAACGACAGTTTCTCCAACTAAACTAACAAATTCTTCATGGACTGCACAAACAGGTTCTGTTGCATTTAATCAAATACTTGGTTATGCTTATCAGGTTGAATTTGCAAACAACGCCGCCTTTAGAAGTTTTTGGAATGCAGGTGGATCAATAAATTGGAAATTTGCATTTGGTAATACCGCCGGTAATCCAATTAGTCAAGGTTGGACAGACTTACTAGGTAACATGGGGTCATTTACTCTTACTAAAGATGCGTTTTATCAATCCGGACAAGCTATATCTTATCCTGCAACTATAGGGTTCACAGGTGGAGTTTACGGTGGAAACATGTTAGTAGCCCCAAATCCTATTGCTAATCCGGGAATTACAAAATCAGCTATAGTATATGAAGCTGATGCACATTACACAAGCAGTTTCTTTTCTATGTGGGTTGGGCTAGACAATGGCGACTTATTCCAAGCAAAATCAATCTATGTGATAATGGCATTAGCTAATCAGTACTCAGGCACTGGTGGTTCTAACAGCACATCATCTGGTAATGCTATGATACGCCAAATTTTAACATATCCTTTCAATAATCAGCCTATTGGTCAGACCCATGCGTATAATTACATAGACGGTACTACAAATTATTCTGCATACTATAACGGTATTGAGCCGAATAATCCTTTTGTAACAGGACCGTTCTAAAGGTGACTAATGGATGAAAGACTGGTAAAAGCATTAGAGCATGCTGAGTATAGGCAAACTCTAGGAATCGAAAGACAACGACTAAAAGACAAAGCACATGCAGAACTTGTTATAGGTTATAGCGGTGGCATGTTTACTGTTGATCGTACTTTGATTGGTTTTATAAACTCTATCAAAGAATACGGTTCCGCTGTTATATTAGACGACAACGGATATCCTGTACAAATCGACGACCTGGAAGAATTCCAGTCTCGAGTAGTCAGTACATATTTTGAAGTTACCAATAGATATCTCACAGACTACAACGAAATCAAACAAAAAAGAACAGCGGCCAAACTGGTAGATCTATGAATCAAGGATGCTGTATCTTTGCCTTTGATGGCGACATTGCATATGGCCCACAAGCAGTTCTAGCGGCCACTCTAGTTAAAAAGTATCTCAACATACCTGTAACTCTTATTACAGACAAACTAACTTCAAGCAATACTAACTGCACTATTTTTGATCAAGTTATTATTATTGAGATAGAAGATACAGATAACTCACGTGTGTTATCTGGCAGAAACATTTCATTTAAAAACATCAATAGAAATAGAATTTACGATATTACTCCGTACGATAGGACATTACTAATTGATAGCGACTTTCTAGTATTCAGTGACCGATTAAAACCTTACTTGGATAGTGATAACGATTTCATGATATGTGAAAGCATGAAAGATTTATGCCCAAGAAGACCTGGGGGCGATGTTTGGTTCAGCCCATCAAGTCTTCATATGCTATGGGCAACAAATATTATATTCAACAAAACACCTGAAAACAAAATACTGTTTGATCTAGTAGAACACGTTAGAGAGAATTGGCAATGGTATGGGACACTTTATCAGTTTGATACTAGAAGATTTAGAAACGACTATGCATTTACAGTTGCATGTCATATAATGAGCGGGTTTGGCTGTGAAAAATATCATGTGGCGTTACCTAGTCCTATCTTAATCACTGATAGAGACTCTTTAGTAAAAATAACCAACACAAGCATGACATGGGTACTGGGCGAACAAAATACGCTTGTCAAAACAACCAATCAAGATATTCATATGATGAATAAAATTGAATTGTTAGAAAAAATAGATACCTTTACATTATATGATTGAAAAGCTATTAGACAAAGGCTATTTTATGATAGCTAACAGTACTAAAGAAACAAACTATCTTAAGTTAGCGTATATAACTGCACTGACTATAAAATTAACACAGCCCGAAGGGTTTAACAATGTAAGCATTGCTACAACAAAGGTAAAGAACGCACAGGCTTTAAAGTTATCTTGGGTATTTGATCAAATTATAGACTACGAAGGCCCTAAAGGAATGAATGCTAGATCAAGAGCATACGAGCATACTCCTTATAAAGAAACAGTATTCATTGACGGAGATTTCTTATTCCTTAATGATGTTAGCCACTGGTGGACTCATATGCAGAAACACGACCTGTGGTGTGCAACTCGCCCTATGACGTTTCGTAATGAAACAATGACCAGCAAGTACTATCGAAAAGTCTTTCTTGACAACAACTTGCCAGACTTTTATTCTGGTTGGTTGTACTTTAAACAAAGCAGAGAAACATCTAAGTTCTGGGATATGATGCGAGCCTTAACTGATTATCCAGAGACATGGAAATCACAATTAATTAACTACAACTTTGAAAGTATTCCTACTGACGAAGCATGTGCGCTGGCCGCAAAGATGTTAGACATGGTTGAGGACATGAGTGATCCAAATTTACCATTTCCTAGATTCACTCATATGAAATCTAAATCGCAAGGGTTTGGTGATCATGCAACTAACTGGACTGATTACATAGCATTTCATTACAACAAAGACTTTAATGTAAAAGTTGGTCCTTATTTCCAGCAAGACATTTTACATTATACACAGAAAGATCTAATTAGTGAAAACTTTATTAATATGTTAGAGGACAAGGTATGGAACAAGTACAAAGACATTATGTAAAATTTAATTCTTCTACATTAGATATCCAGTCCATGGGCGTTCATTACACAGAAGAACCAGAGTTTAGCGTATTAGAAGTAGAATGGAAATTAATAGAACCGTTTTTTGTTGATTTAAAAAATATACACGAGTACTATCCTTTAATTGAAAATAATTCAATTGTAGGTTTTAGACGTAAAAGGATGTTTAATAGTAGCGTTGTTAAGAATGACGATCTCGAAACAGTTAAGTCTATCAGACCTTATGAAAATTTCATAGCAGACTGTGCTATACTTGCACAACTAACTGGTAAAACTCTAAAGCTGACTTACGATCAATATCATTTTGATAATATTACCAATCAAGAGAATATCGAAAGATTGACTTTAGTTAAGGAAAAAGTATATAATATACACATTACAGAAAAGGGTAATCCCTACAATCTATACGACACCAAAGAGATTCAAGTAACTAACTTTATCAGTGGTGTGCCTGTAGAATTGCCCTACGAAGGTCCAAGCCCAATATCAGTTTATGTCGTTGCTAAAAATTAGTGAGCTAGATTGCATATTCATCTCATACGATGAACCAAATGCAGAATTAAACTATGCAAGACTATTGCAGGAGGCACCTTGGGCAAAACGTGTACACGGTGTTAAAGGTAGTGATGCGTGTCATAAGGCTGCGGCTAATCTAAGCGATACTGATTGGTTTGTTACTGTTGATGCAGATAACATCGTTAATCCTAAATTTTGGGATTTGGAAATTGATTTAGACAAGTACCCAAACGCACAAGCATTTAACTGGCCAGGGCGTAACAATATTAACGGACTGCGTTATGGTAACGGCAGTCTTAAAGCATGGCGCAAAGAATTTGTGTTGAACATGCGAACACACGAAGCCGCAGAAGAAGATAAAGGTCAAGTAGACTTTTGTTGGGAGGCAGGATACTATCCTCTCACTGTTAGCTATTCAGATACTATCATAAACACTACTCCTTTGCAAGCATGGAGAGCAGGTTTCCGTGAAGGAGTCAAAATGTGTTTAGATCGTGGCATCCGCCTTGAGCAAGGTAAACCTGCAAAAGATGTCATATGGTGGGAAAACCTACATAGATTGAAACAGTGGCTTACATTAGGTATACATGTTGACCAGGGTGCATGGGCAATCGTTGGAGCATGGCAAGGTGTTTATCTTACTATGTGTACTGATTGGGACATTACCAATGTTCGAGACTTTGAAATTCTAAATGAAATGTTTGATAAGATATTTGGAACAGATCCATTAGAACTAATTCAAATGTATCAACTAAAGGCAAAAGATTTTATTAGTGTTCCTGTTCTTAATGCAGATACAAGCGCATACGTAGTGAACACATTTGACGAGTTTTACAGGCTTAATCGTGTATGATTTAATTTTTATCAGTTACGGAGAACCAAACGCTGAAGAAAACTATCAGCGTGTTAAATCAAGGTTTCCTCTTACTAAGCGTGTTAAGGATGTTAAAGGTATACATCAAGCACACATTAAAGCCGCACGTATGAGCTTTACTGAAATGTTTTGGGTCGTCGACGGCGATGCACAAATACTAGATTCATTCAGCTTTGATTACAAAGTACCAGAATGGGATTTAGAATGTGTGCATGTGTGGCGCAGTCGCAACCCGCTTAATAACTTAGAGTACGGCTACGGTGGCGTTAAACTACTACCTAAGAAGCTTACTATCAATATGGATTTAACCAAGCCTGATATGACTACCAGTATTAGCACCAAGTTTAAAGCAATGCCAGAAGTCAGCAATATTACTGCATTTAATACAGATGCGTTTAGTACATGGCGTTCAGCATTTAGAGAATGTGCTAAGTTGTCTAGCAAAATTATTGACGGTCAAGTAGATACTGAAACTGAAGATAGGCTAGATACATGGTGTCATCTTAATACTGATATACCATTTGGCGCACACGGATATGCAGGAGCATTAGCCGGAAAGAAATTTGGTCTTGAGCATGTTGCAGAAATAAGTAAAATTAACGATTACAGCTGGCTAAGAGAACAATATGAAAAAACTTTTAAAAATACTAATGACTCCGTGGCAGTGGTATAAGTCACAAAAGCGTCTTAAAGCGTTAGCAAAACAAGATCCATTTATATACAAATGATTACTTGGGGGATATCAGCTAACAGTCATAATGCGGCCGTTGCCGTGTTTGCTGACGAACATCTGATATTTGCTTCAGAGACAGAACGCTGGAGCGGAATTAAAAACGATCCTAATCTTAATAAAGATCTAATCTACTATCTAAACTCTCGCAACCTTACTCCTGATCGTGTAGTTTGGTACGAAAAGCCTTTGCTGAAAACATTTAGACAACTTGAAGCAGGCCAAGGCTGGCGCTATCGAGAAAACAATATCAAAAAATATTTAAAAGAGTATCTACCAAGTACACCTATAAAGTATATAAGCCATCACAAAAGCCATGCGGCTGGTGGGTACTGTACCAGCGGGTTTGATCAAGCCTGCATACTTGTAATAGATGCTATTGGAGAATACGAAACACTTACCATATGGAGTGGGGAAGGTAGTAAGTTAACTAAACTATACAGCTTAGAGTATCCAAACAGCATAGGACTTTGGTATAGCGCAATGACACAGCGATGTGGGTTGGCGCCAAACGAAGAAGAGTATATCCTAATGGGCATGGCCGCATACGGCGACCCTAAGAAATACTTTAATAGAATATTATCAGACTTCTTTAGTTTCCCCGATGATGAATGGAATCATATTTTTCGTTTGAAAGAAAACCTACATCGTGGATGCAGGTCATGGGCACTGGAACTTAGCACAGAGCAAGATTTATTTGACATCGCAGCCGCAACACAAGCAGTGTACGAAACAGTATTTGAACGTGTTCTACAGTACGCTACAAAATTATCATCAAGCCGTAATTTAGTATTCATGGGCGGATGTGCGTTAAACTGTGTAGCAAACAAACTAACTGGCAAGTATTTTGATAATACATGGATAATGCCAGCGCCGGGCGATAGTGGTAGTGCTATTGGTGCGGTATATGCATCAAAGCCGCATTGGCGAATGCAACCGTATGAATTCACTCCATTGCTTGGATACGAGATGCGTGGAAATGCAAACAACTACGAAATTGTATCTTATCTAGAAAAGAATCAGATATGCGGCGTTGCTAGAGGTCAAGCAGAATTTGGGCCACGTGCATTAGGTAACAGAAGCCTGCTTGCAGATCCACGTGGTAATGATATAAAGGAAAAAGTAAATGCAATTAAACAACGACAACAATTTAGACCATTCGCTCCCGCAATTTTGGAGGAGTTATGTGACACTTACTTTGATATGCCTAGCGGTTGGAATAACAGTAGGTATATGCAAGTCGTCGCTCGTTGTAGGGTTCCTTACTTATTTCCTGCTATCGTTCATGCTGACGGGACTTCTCGTGTTCAAACTGTCCCAAAAGATGGAAGCAAGTTTAGAGAACTCTTAGAACTATGGTATGCTCGGACAGGATGTCCTATGTTGCTGAATACCAGCTTGAACATTAAAGGCAAGCCAATGGTAAACAGTAGGGATGATGCGTTAGATTTTCAAAACACTTACAATATTAAAGTGTTTACGTAGCCCAGCCAAAACCTTTTAGCATTATTTTTAAACTACTATTATCTGGTAGTTTATCTGAAACCAGTTGCGCAAATTCACGGTCTTCAGTACATTGTGAACCAATCACAGCCATAACTTCATAACTAGACATCCAGTATGTAGATGAAGTCTGTACTACCAGTTTAGATATATTGATGTCAGCTTCCATTACTGCCGCTACTTGTCTGCGTATATCCCCGTTCTGGCCAAATTCACTTGCAAGAGCCCCGGGCGCTGTAGTAGGATCTAATGCAATTCCTCTTACTAATGCTATACGATTTTCATCTTGTCTTAACTGCTCAGCTTGCATAGCATCTGCTTGATCTTGTGTTAATTGATTCTGCGCAACTAACATTTCTTTATATTGATTAAATGCATCTATAGCTTGAGCTTGTAAATGATTAGATTCGTTGTTTGTTTTTTCAATGTCTAATTGTTGTTGCCATAATCTCATAGCTTCAGCATCTTGCAGGGCTTGTGCATTTAAGATTTCATAATCGACAATAGCTTGGTATGCTGAGGCTGATTGATCTAATCCTAACGGGTATCCTACAGGATTTAATGTAAACCAATTGCCGTCTATATTAAATTTTAACGTTCTTGTTTCTGATGTAGGAGTTTCTGTTAATGTCCATACCTGGCCTAGTAAGTCGTAAGGGCAATTGCCAGAACAAATTATCTGATCGTTGCTATCGAATATTTGATATAGTATTAGGCTGGTTGAAAGGTTAGGCATAATTTCATTAGGTCTTGGTATTTTGATGTTAAATCAATTTGAGTTCCAAATAGCTTACTCAATAGCTGTGATATTGCTGAAGGACTATTAATTAGACGTTGTGCCTTTTCAACATACTCATCACGAGTAATTTCTCCTTTTATGTCACCAATAAGAAAATAGCGTTGAGTTCCTGGATCATAGTACAATCTTTTTAATGTATCAAGTGACTCAGGGTATACTGGTTCTGTTGGAGTTGCAATTACTGTATCTATTAAACCTATAAGGCTTTGTTCAGCTTTTATTGATTCAGCTACATATATATCAACAATGTCTGCTGGGTTAGAAGTTTGAATTAGATTCAATACATTAATACCCATAGTATTAAAAGGTCTAACTTGCTCAACGTATGTATAAACTATTCCCCACAATGTAACAGCTTCTATTACAGTTGGCTTTTCTATCGCTATACTGTTATTAGTATCTGCCGCATTGCTTAACAGTTGTTTTCTTGTGTAGTCAGCAGTATGATCACCTGCTACTAATATATAAGATTGTCCGTTATAATCAAAATAGCCACAATATGTAGGATCGTATAAGAAATATCCAGTAGGAGCTGTTTCCCAAATTCTACTTGAATCTGGGTGAAATCTTGGTAGATTGATATGAAACTCGTCAGCTCTAGACGGAGTCCATGAAAGTATTTTTTGTTGCAGGATATCTAGCATATCTTTATTTACCAATTTTATGTTTGGGTGTCTTCATCATTAACTGCGTACATTTTTGTGTAAATTTCTTCAAGTGCATTGTCAGGCCAAGAAGAATTTTTGTAAACATGTTCTTCTAGATATTTAAAATCAAACCTGCCTTGCTCTGTTTTAGCTCGTATAATTTGAGATTCTTCTGGACTAAACGCTGGCATCATTATCTCCATACCAACTGGCTGTTCCCCGTATGTAAAACAATTAAAAAATCCAAATGTTTTGAGATTTTTATCTTCATCTATAAAGAAATATTCTGGATCCATAGTGACTTTGTATACTTTTTCTTGTCTAAAATCCATGCACATCTGTGTCAGCTGATCTTTCCAATCAGGGCAATACTGATCTAATGTTTCGCCTCTATCAAGGATGTCTTTACAGAAGTGTCCTCCAAATCTTAGATAGACTCTCCATCCATCTCTGTTTTCTTGTCCAAACTGTGGGCACCATTTGTATTTAGATAACGGTCCTGTTACATGATTAAGGTCCCGCACAAAGCATGATCTTACAAATAGTAAAGAGCATGTTGGGCGTTCTACGTATGCTGTGCAAATGTAACTGTTATCTTTGGCCTTATAAAGATGAAAAATTCCTTCTTTGATAAATTCCCAATTTTCGCTCATCGGTTCTCTCATATTACCTCCGTAATTACTAAATGAACTCGTGGAGTATCTCCATAGTTTATAACGGTATGTTCTATAGCTGTGGGGAAAAATTGCCAAGCCGTTCCTGCTGGCATGTGCATTTTTACAGTTTCTGAAGTTGTTTTGAACAACCAATAAACGTTAGAGTTTGTTACTACAGGTATGTGATATCGCACAGGAGTTCTAGAGCTATCAATGTGGAAATTGTATCCTTCTTTAGAGTTGATCCACATGAATGCGGCTCTTCCTTTAAATGGCTGTCCATATGTAACTTTGTGAAAATCAAATATATCTTGTATTATCTTTTCAAGGTACGTGCCGTTTAGTTCTTCTAATAACTCTGTATAATCAGCAGGATTCACATCTTGAGCAAATATATGCTCAAATTGTCCTTTGTATTTTTTCCATCTATCCGGACCCGTTAGACCCGGCAAATGATTAAGATTCATATCCCATGCTATAGCTTTTATGTCAGGATCTATTTGTTTGTTTTTAAAATCTTCTGTCTTGATAAAATCTAAAAAGGTCATATTGGATTGTGAGAACAAAGTTGCTAACCTAGCTGACTCTTTAGCTTCTTCTTCAATGAATTGATTATAATCTAAACCTAAATTAGAAAACAATTCATAAAAACTTTGTTCTAACAATGCTTGATCAACTGAAACGTCTATAGGAAATAGATAAGGTTTCATAACATCAACTTCTCTGTAAGAGTTTAGCTGATCAATAGCATCTGCGTTTTGTCTTATTCCGTAGATTGTCATATTAATATAATTTACTAAAATCTAGTTCGCTAACATCATTAGAATATAATTGGTATCGAACTGGCGGATGATCTGGTAAGGTCATCTTTTTATTTGTTTCTATATCTCTTCTTATAACTTGATGTAAGAAATTTGTTAGACCGTCGCTTGTAAAGTTACAATAAGGGCCACTACGCAACTCCTCCATGTGTATATCTGTTTCATCACACCATTGAATTAATCTAAATAATTGCCCATCTATCTTCACCATTACATGATATATGTTATCGTCCCAGTTAGCTAACTCGAATGTTTTGTTATGTTTGGCGCACCAATCTTTAGTAATTTTATAAATGTCACTCACGTACATACGCTCTTGTTCAGGATATCGTCCAATATCGCTTCCGTATCGTATTCTAAACATTACTGGGTTCCAATTACTTGATGTCGTTTCTTCAAGTATATCTTCTAACTCGCTAATGCTACTCATTGTGTAACTGATGTAGGCCAATGGCATGCCAAGTGTGTTTGCGTTTTCAATTGCAGTTATTTGTTTATTCCTAATAGTCTTATTGTCTAGGTAACTTGGATGATTCAATCCTATGCATAGCCCATATAATCCTGCTTGCTTACAACTTGATAAAAAATCTATATCTGCAAACCTAATACCGTTAGTCATAACCAATAGCTCGTGCCACTTAAATGTATCTACTATTTGTTTAATTAACAAAATAAAATCTTTATGTAAACTTGCTTCTGCTCCTGCAAGCATTAATCCTGTTCCAGGACGATACCATTTTGCAATTTGATTGACTATTTCATCTACACTCTTATCAACAATTTTATTATCTGGCATATGATAGCAATGTGGGCAATCAGCATTGCATTTATCGCTAACTTCAAATAGTACACAGTTAGTTTCAAATTTGCTTTTATCTGGATTTAGCGTAGTTAAAAAATTATAGTCACGCTCTATCATATGATGACTAACTCCGTGAAGAACACAACTCTTTGATAACCACAGTTGATTATCTTTATGATATGTGTATGCAGGAATGTGTTGATGGCATTGATGGCACAAACTTACTGTAGGTGTTAATACTGTACCATCTATATTTGTCAATGCAACATCACAGTTGTTACTTGCAAATTGATTGAATTTGGTTATAACATTCATATTACTAATTCTTTAGTTAGAATATTATCTACAGAGCTTAACGGTACTTTAAAAATTAAATGAGCTCGTTCAGTAGTACCTTTGTTAATAGTCCCATGCGGAACAGTAGTGTTTACAAGATAAACGCTACCACATTCTAGTACAACTTCTTCGTCTTCGAATTGAAAATAACTGCTATCATTAGTTTCTATAGGAATATGTATCTTAACATGCTCTTCATCATTGTATAGTTCTTTATCAATGTGAAATTCTATTTGCGCACCAGGGCCGTGTGTAGTAATAACCATTTGCTTTGCGTAAGGGAAAGCGTCTAATAGTTTCTTAGCAAAACCAAACATCAAAGGAGTAGGTGTATCAAATTTATAATTAGATGCTTCTTCGCCGGGCGCATCATACGGAAAGCAAGGTTGGGTAGGATCAGCTAACTTAGTTTGCATTGCATAACTGTAACCATTTGGAAAAACCTTAGATCTATATTCCATAGACTGGTAATCTTTCTTGATTGTCTTGTAAAAAGAAGTCAATTCATCAAAAGAAAATTTAATATTGGACAGTTTTTCAACGTTAAATGTCAGCATGAAATATTTATATAAGTACTTTACTATGAAAATATTATGCACAGGCAATCCATCTAAGGGCATTGCACAATCTATACATAAATTATATCCAGACACTACCTTTTTATCTAGGTCAAACGGATACGATTTAACTACACAAGACGGTATTGATAAATTTAAATCTATGTTGCCCGACTACGATGTGTTTATTAATCATAGTCAACTAACAGGCCAAACACAACGCGACTTACTGACTTATGCAAGCGAAGCATGGTCTGAAGGATATGTTATTAATATAGGTAGTGTAATAGAATTTAAACGTTGGGAATGGTTAGAACCAACTGCCGCAGAAGAAAAAAGGCAACTAAGAGAACTTAGCTTAGAATTAAGCAGTCAGCATTTTAAAACTACTCATCTTATTGTTGGTGGACTGCAAAGCTGTAACGAAGATCCATTACGCATTCATACAGATCGTGTTGCAGAAACTATTAAATGGATTTTAGAAAATGAAAACCACATACCGTTAATATATGTGGATCATGTCAATGACGAATTGATAAAACGTTATCTCAAATAAAGATTATAAAGATCTTTAGTAACTGTTATTTCTTCAGTGTTAACTGATACAGCTATTTTATTATATTGATTGTATCTAACTTTAATAGGTTCTTGATAAGCAATAACAGGATCTTTTATATAGTGTTGAAATGCTTCTTTATTTTCAAACATCATTTCACAATATTCAGTCATCCTATCATCCGATAATGAAACTTGTAGTGCTATTAGATGTCCAGGGTCAACATGTTCTTCTTCTATATAATCATACATGTCAGCATCGTATCTAAAAAACTCAATGTCTTTATTAAGACGCACTGACGTTGTAACTACTTTATACATTCTCTTCAACAGTAACGTAATCTTTAGTTGTTAAAATACAAGTAACCATCATGTCATCGTTGTAGCGATTTTCAATTCCAACCCAGTTGTGAGGTTTGGTAGGATCTAATGCTTTGCCAATACAGATCCAAGGACGTGGAACAAAGTTTTCTTTAGTATAGGTGCCGTACTTGACATGTAGAGTATCTTCTACACGAGCAACACGAGGATCAAACATATTAAAAGCATTACAGTATGCTACCTGGTAACCTTGAGCCAATGCAGTTAGACCAATTCGAGCATACAAATCGCCCATGTCAAACCAGTAACTTGTATCATATTGCTCAGGCGGTACGCTAATCATCATAGGTGTTGTAACCATCTGTGGAGGGCGAATGTGTCCGTTAACATCACCAGCTGATCCCCAATAGATAGCCAATGCCGCTAATTTTTTACGGACATCTGCATCAGTTACAATGATCTTATATCCTGCACGTTTAGATAAAAACTCATCAATTAAACTGTTAATTTTATCAGTAGTAACTGGATCAACTGCTACTTCTGAATTAAATGTACGATGTGCATGTTTTAGTTTTTCTTGCTTTTCCTCGCCAACATATTCTTCTAGATCAACACGTTCCATTAGAACTTCAGCGCCATCTGCTGAGTTCTTCCATGCATACGCAATATTGTTTTCATGTAGGAAGTATCGTAAACTACCAACTGCTAATCCAATATGTTGCCATTTCTCAAAAGTATGCACATGCTCGGGCATAAATGCTTCATTTTCTCTACGGGGATCTAACATTAAAAATTCGTCTGTTAACGTGAATTTAACGCTAATCTTATCAGCAGTTTGGTTAATGTCAACAGCATAAAATGTGCGGCCACAACGAACTGGGGCAAGATAGACAAGTTTTTTAACTGTTTTTAATAGGCTCATATTGAACTCCGGTAATTTATAGTGATATTTATCACTATATAAGTAGTAGTATGGACCACAAAGATTACTATGTTTCAGACGCTAAATTCTTAAAACTAGGAATAGATGTTCCTTACGAATCTATGCTTAAAGAAGCACAAGCACTAAAACACAGGTTTACAGATCATAGAGGTGGTGAGGATGTACATAAAGGCTGGAAGTCCCTAGCATTATACGGACTAGGAGAGGATCTGCACGAAAGCTGGCAAGACTATGGATACTCTAGTGCTGTTGAGGCCGCCAAGGATTTTAAATGGACTCCGGCTGCTACAGAATGTCCTACTATCATGCATTTTTTGCATAACACGTTTCCTTGTAAGCGATACGGAAGGGTTAGGCTTATGCTTGTAGAAGCAGGCGGTTGGATTGGTCCGCACAGTGATACCAAACACAGATTATTAGAAAACATCAATATATCATTAAGCAATCCCAAAGGTTGCATTTGGCGTTGGGAGGACGGTGAGGAACTATTCATGGAACCTGGGGGCGCCTATGCTATGAATATTAGCTATGAGCATAGCATATACAATCGTAGTACCGAAGATCGATTTCATTTAATTGTAGCAAGACACGATTCTACTGACGATTGGAAAGCATTAATTGATCAGGCGGCGTCTAATTCTAATGTCAAAGGACATTACATTCAACACGAAATCGCTGTTTAACCTAACATCCTAGGACTGTGCCAATCAGTACTGTGCCAAGGAGTTTTCTTTAGCAAATTAATATCAGTTAAATCAAAACTACTAATTGGTCCATTTGACACTTGTTGTACAGGATAGTATCCATCTGCAGATCGTGAAGTCATCATAACATTAATGTTAGGATCTATTTGTTTTAGCTTGTTAATTAATTTGTTTTCGCAAGTTACACGATACTTTAGACTCTGCGTAGCGGTATAAGGACTGTGTGTAAAAACATCACTTAGATTTAAAAGTGTGCGTTTGTTAGGTTCAATCCAATTAAGATCATATGTTGACATGTAATCAATTAAAACATATTCAAACTTTAAAGATTTAATCTTAGCCCATAACTCTTGCCAGTTGTCATGTTTGCTAATAAAACTTTCCCATTCTTTCTTAGTATATTCTATGTAAGCATCGATGTCGTTGTATGTGCCAACAGGAATTATAGGTAAGTGTGCCCGATAAAATTCAGCGTAGTTAGTACCGTCCCATTCCTCAACCATAGCTTTCATAAATTGAAGCGTATTGTGATTAATGTCAGTAAAGATGACTTTTGTATTTGGAGTAATTCCTATGCGTTCTAAATAGGTAATCCAGTAGACTCCAATACCTACAGTAATATATTGTTCTACAGGACCATCAAAGGGAATATGGTCTTTGAACTGATCACTATTCCAACTGGCATAAAAATTATTGCAAAAGAATTGATTATGATATATGTCGCTCATCATTCTAAGAAAAACATGATCGTGTTCGTAATACAAATATTTCTTGTTGTTACGAATATCTTCCCCTAGATCTATGATTGTTTTATTGTGTGCTAATGCTGTTGATATAATGTTCCAACCGTGGCATTTCATTGCGTATTCTTTATTAGTAGTTCCGGGCTTAATCCAAGCCGCTACTTCATGATCGTTGTACAAGCATTCTGTACTGCGTAATGGTTCTGTTTGAATATGTGGAATGTCTTGTTGTTTGCCTATACTAGGAAATCCTAATTGTTTATAATCTTCTAGCTGTACAATGTAAAACTGATGATGCAATTCATAATAACCATTCTTCCAGTAAGACTGTTCGTTTCTTTCTAATATGTGTCCTGCAACAAAGAAATCTTGTTTACATATTTTTTCTATAGCCGGAAATATTCTGTCACTTAATCCTAGGCTCATTCCCATTGCAATGACTACGGCATGTGAGTACTCTTGAGAACTCGCAAAAGTCAATAGTTCATCTTCATCTTTGCCTATAAAAATATCATATCCTTTAGTAGCAAATCTATGTACAAGGAAGTCGCTAATATTAATTGATACTTCAGTTGCCCAGCCGCTTTGGTATAGATCTCTATTATCTATAATGCAGATTACAATAGGGTTAGTGTTTGTCTGATTGAATACTACCATTTCTTAACTTTATCTAGTTGATCCAAGAACACATCTTTGTTTAGTTTCCAAAAGGTCTGTACATGTCCTCTATATTCTTTGCTAACTGCTAATGTCAAGCAACCTGTTAGTGCTAACGAAGGACCCCATACTGTATGAACTAATCGTTGTGTTCCTATTTCGCTAGGGTGTGTTGTTATATACATATCGCCTTCCCCTACCCACTCAATACATTGAGGGATAAAGAACTGTGCAGTTACGTTTTGATGTGATGTTATACCTTCTCTAGTGCGTAAATGATCTATGGGCATCATATCAGTAAACGCACAGGTCCTTGCACATATACGGTATGCGTTATCTCCTAGCTCAGGTAGTGAATGGGCGCCTACTGTGCCTACGGCGGTATTATTGTAGTAAAGAACCCACACGCACCATTTGTCTTCCTTTGCTAAACTATCAACAAGCATCTTTTGTGTAGCGTTATTAACAAAGCCTCTGCGCTCTGCCTCAGCATAAAAATCAGAAAGATCTAAGTCTTCTGACCAAGGCATCATTTTATACATCTTGCTTGCTCAATAAAGTCTGCAGGATACATATTGCTAAAGCTATCCCAGCACAGTTGCTCTAAAACATCTAGCGGTTGCTTTTCATTCCAATCAATACCTTTTGATTCTGTGTACTTTTTCATTTCTTGCTGTCTATTAGAATGTATATGACTTGAATGATCAGCAATACTAATAGGACCTTCATCACTGCTATAGGTAAAAAAATAATTAATACTTTTTAGTTTACCATCTACTACAAAGTAACTACTAGGGTGCATACTATACTTGTACCACCCTCTAGCCTTATGTGCTCCAATAATAGCAAACATTTGCTCTTGCCAATCAGGTAACACAGCATCATACCCGCCTTCATCTATACTACGTTGCCAAAAGTCTGGACCGTCTATTTCTAAATAGATTTTACGATCCGGAATGTTTACCTCTTTAATTTTAGGAACCATATCTGGATTATGCCAAGCCATATTGCTGAGGAAGTGTAATTCTCTTTGGAACTTTGCTTTCATTAATTGTGGATCTACAACTTCGTTTTGACCTTGATGGTATTCAGTATCATTGTTGTACCATTGTACAAATGTCTTTTTATCATCAGATATCAAGCTGGTGTAGATTAAATTATTACGACAAAGACCTTTGCCAGGCACATTATTATAGTAGTAGTTTAATTTTAGGTCCATACTGTAATTATCATAAATATTTTCCATGAATAAGATATCCGATACTGTATCACTATGTGAACATTGTTATAGGCATATACCTGCTGTAACATTTCAAAAAGACGGATCAGTATGGATAGGTAAAACCTGTAAAGAGCATGGCTACTTGGAACACCTAGTTGAACCAGATGCTAACTTTTATATTAACTATCAATATACAAAAAAGACACATACTGCATACTTTATTGAAGTTACTAACAAATGCAATTTAGCATGCCCTCATTGTTATCAACTACCAGATAACACAAGTGCTGACCCAGACATCGATTATATATTAACGCAAATTAAGTCATGGCCAGATGATGGTTATGTTATATCATTAGCAGGGGCAGAACCTACTACACGAAAAGACTTAGACGTATTGATTAGGCGCATACAATCATTGCCTGGAAAGCCGCGCACTATTATTGTGTTGACAAATGCAGTGAACATGTCTAAAATTGAATATGCACAAAAGTTTGTAGGACTTGAAAACGTGTTTTGGACGATAGGTCTGAACCATCCTGATTATCAAGGACACACAGTTCGTGCTAAACAAATGCAGGGCATTAAAAACTGTGTTGACTTAGGACTATCGATTAAGAATATTAGTTACACACTTGAAGGACTACATCAGCTAGAAGATTGCCTAGTTGAAATACAAGAGTTTTACCCAACAACATGTGAACGATTTAGAATACGAGTTGGCGCTGACATTGGTCGTAATCCAGAAGGTGATCAAATATATCTAAGTCAATTGGTTAGTGCAGTTAAAGACACATGTACTAAACGCAACTGGTCGTACAGTGAAGATATGGCAAACGGAATCAGAGCGCACTTCCCTGTTTATGTAAACGGCGTTAATATAAAATTAATACAATGGCCAGACGCTACTACTATAGATTTAGAGGAAACTCAAACAGAAACTTGGGCTGATATAATTCCCGGAAAACCTATTAGTCCGTTAGTGCATCAAGTTATGCTCAGGGATCATTTGATCAATAATAAAAATATATTGCTAGATACCGTACCAGAAAAATACAGAAGATGATAAAAGGAATTAACAATCAACCATACATTGATATGGCTTCATATCTCAATATGGCAGAGTTTGATAAACTACAGCCAGAGATTATCCGCGGATTTGCAGAAGCAAGAGAATTTGCTAAAGAAGGTACATGGATGAAGCCTGGCTTCACATTCAACGATATGAGCTACAAACTACATTGGAAGCCTATATATCAAGCTATGGAGGAATTCATGGAATTGCCTAAAGACGATCCTATCTACGCTGGCGGCATAGATATGTTTAAAGACTTTAATGACTATAAACAGCGTAACAAATTTACACGCTATTTAAAAATGGCTATGGGCGCATACGATCCTTACATATACTATTTCCTATGGGAAGAAGGTTCTTGGGATGACCGGACTGCTCCACGTAAACTTACTGAAGAAGCCGCATACTTTCCTAATGTTGTTAAATGGGTTGAGCAGTTGCAAGGAACTATATTTGAACACATTGGCCGTGTAATATTCTTTCATTGTGAGGCAGACGGCATTCCATTTGAACACAGAGATTTAGACGCTAAGAACGGTATTGATGTAGTTAAGCCACATCGTAACGAATTTATACACATTCGCCCTAACACAAAGAAAGCATTTTATATTTGGGATCCAGAGTCTAAAAACAAAGTGTATCTTAATACTCGTGCCGCCTGGTGGAATGATGTCGATTGGCACGGTGGTGAACAGATTATGGAACAAAGTTATAGTCTACGCATTGACGGCAAATTTACAGACGCTTTCCGTAAGCAGTTGGGTGTTGATCATATAGAGAGTTACTAATGGAATACATAGGAAACTACTCAGACTGGATACAGCCCGAGTGGGTTGATTATTTGTTAACTGATCCTGGCTATCCACGCCCGGGAGATAAAGTATTAGAAAATAGCTTTGAAGAAAGCCAAAACAATTCTGTTGCTAATCACGGATACGAACAACGAGTATATTGGCATAAGTTTATTCCGGAAAACTTTCCGTTTGATATAACAATGCCAACAGGAGAACAGCCAATCTTATGGTGGTTTGTTAAGCTACTTCCAGGTAATTTAATACCCATGCACACTGACCAAGAAGAAGAAATTGGTAACCAAACTAATCTATACTGGATGAGCCTTACAGACTATGAGCCAGGCCATATATTTGTATGCAAAGACCAGCTGTTAACAAATTACAAAAAAGGCGATCTATTTAAATTGGATCATGCAAACGACTTACACGGATCTTGTAATATAGGTTTTACTCCACGTGTTATTTTTAATTTTACTACACAAAAATGATAGACTATATCGGAAACTATAAAGATTTAATCAAGCAGGATTGGATAGATTTTCTAGCCGCGAACGACGGACAGCTTCTACCAGATACTAGAGAATGCTTACTGCCTGAGTTTGACGAGCAGAATAAAAAAATTAGAGGAGCTTGGAAACAGGAGTATCCTCCATTTTGGTTTAAGTTTGAAATACAAGATCTTCCATTTAATATTCCTTGGCCTGTGCCGCTAACTGATAATATTGATTGGTGGGTTATAAAACAGTATCCAGGACAGATGGTTCCCATGCACGTTGATCAAAATCCTCCAGAAACTACAGAACGATATATAATGATGCTACAAGATTATATACCGGGTCATGTATTGATATGGGACGGCAAACTAATTGACGACTATAAACAAGGCGATCTATTTAAAGTACATGATGTTAATGCGCTTCATGGAGGATGCAACATTAGCAATGACATTAGACTATTAGCATATCTAACAGTATGGAATACATAGGAAATTACGCAAGCTGGATTCCTCCAGAATTGATGCATCATATTAAAACGCACGACGGTGATACCGTACCAGTGTGGCAACCTGATCGTTGGCAAGGACACCCTATGCTGGACGAAGCTCGTGAACGAGCACGTGAAGGATATAGTAATAACAAACATAACTTTCAGCAGTTTAATAGTACTACAAAAGATATGATATCATTTGAATTGCCAACTATTCCTAATGACAATAGGTGTATGCTTTGGTGGGTAGTTAAATTGTATCCTGGACAGATGCAGGCAATGCACTTTGATCCCCATCTGCTCAACGAAACTAATCCTGGTAGATATACTATGTTTTTAGAAGACTGGAAACCTGGACACATTTTTACCTGGGGCGATAAAATATTAACTAACTATCAAGCAGGCGATTTATATCGATGGATTGACCCTATGTGTTATCATGGAGTAGTCAACATTGGATATGAACCTAGATATACATTACAAATTACTACAATAGATTAATATGTCAGTTTACATTACCGGTGAAAAGAATATCACGTATCTTCACATTCCTAAAACAGCAGGCACCAGTTTGCTGGATTGGTTGATTTCAAACAGAGGAAATAGCGAGTATGTTAGTTGGGATACCCATCCTAAACTTTCTACTGTTCTAAAAGATAAAATACCCAATACTACGTTTACTGTAGTTAGAAACCCGTGGGATAGAATGGTAAGCATGTATTTCTATATGAAAAACATAGCAATCAACGAAGGCAGTAAGTGGCTTGCGTTAAACAATATCACTCAAGAAAACTTTCCTTCGTTTGATGACTGGTTATATAGAACTGAAGATAGTTTGATTCCAAGCGACTATTGGTTTAAAGGATCGACTCCGCAATTAGAGTGGATCGACGGACCTGTTGATATTGTTATACGATATGAAAATCTAGCAGAAGATTTTGTTAAGATTCAAGAAGCGTTTAATTGTAATATACCGTTGCCACATCTATATTCTTCAGGTCGCGGTAATTATGCTGATTATTATAACGACAACACTAGAAAGTTTATTGAAAAAATATGTCAAGCAGACATAGATAATTGGAAATACAGCTTTTAGTAACCAAGTATGTGAAACATATACTTGTTTGATAACCCACCATTAATGCCGTTATGCCATTCTCTATGGCTACCCCATTTTAACATTGTACCTTGCAACTTGTTAAAGTAATAATCTTTTCCTAATATAAACAAATGCCCAACATCGGGCTTGCCTATGAATATAGTGTATCTCTTTAAAAGTCCGTGCGCTAGATACTCTTGTTCATTATCATCAATATCATAATGATAGCCTGTCATGTATCCGGGCTCAACACAGCTAATCCAACTACGCAACGGAACTATATTTAAATTTGTTGCTATCTCAGCTTCGATGTCTTTAGTATTATAATAGTTTGTCCACTTAACACTATCTGTATTAAAGTTGTTGTCTTTCCATAGTTTTAAGATTTCTGAGTATTCTGGATTTGACATGTTCCACCGTGCAGGATCAACTGTAACTACTTGTCCGTCTTTTAAATTTGCAATTACTGAATCCCAATTAATCATATAGTCTCTTATATATCTCTGGAAAAGGATTATCAGGCCACGATTTTTCTAAATGATTTGATATTGTCCTTTTAAAGAAAAACTCAAAATTTACCATTCCATTATCTGTTGCTTCATCAAATCGGCCGCCACTATCGGGCCCTATCATACCTGCTATTTTATCTCTTGATAAAAAAGGATAACTTGATTCAATACAACTATAAAAGTCAAATGTTTTAATTTTATTGTTGCTGTCTAGATAAAAACAATGCGGGTACAGCGCCATTTTATAATATCCTAGACTCACAATATCTGTTAGTATTACAGATATTTGTTCTTTCCAATCCGGGCAAAGTTCATCCAAATTATTGTCATCAAAAATAATCTGATTTAAACTTTTGTTATTCCATTCAATGAATACTTGTTTTGAGCTCTTGCTAAATCCTATTAGTTTAGGAGCCCACGGTCTTCCTTGAAAATTTATTAGATTAGATATTTCTCTTTCAAAGAAAAAATCAACAAGCTCGTCTGTTAGTTCTCTATCTTTTTGATATTCACTCTTTGCATCCCATAACATGCATAATATAGTTTTATCATGATTCAACAGAGGAGTATACAACAGATTAGTAGTGCATTCTTTATTGCCGTTTACTGTCTTGTATAGATAAGTCCAACCAGTGGTATCAATCATGCTAATACAAGTCCTTCTGGTAGTATCTTCTTAAGCTCTTGTAAACGAGACTCTGATGTCTTAAACTTTACCTGTGTTGCAGAATATTCAAAATCAGATATATGACTGTTTTTGTTTGCAGAGTTTAGCCAAGGACTTACATAGTTGTCAAACAAAAATCTTGAATCATCTATACTATCTAATTTAGATATTATTGTAACTGTTAAAGGATTTTTTATAGTATTTCTTTTTAATAATTTTCTAACTACTAATTGTATTCTAAACAGTCTGCCAAAGTTAGTAGCAGTATGGTGCTGTCCAGCATCCATTTCATACCATATGCCGTCTTGTTCTAATTTGTACATCTGCTCGCGAATTAGATCGATTAAAAAACATTCCTCTCCTTGAATGTTTAAATGATATCGATCATCTATATCTGCGTGTGTTTGATAGCACTTAGCAGGATCCAACACAATTATTCTTGCTTCACCTTTATCAACAGGTAAAGAATTATAAAGTGTTTCCCAGACTGTGCCTTTGTATTCTTCTTTTAGAATCCAAGGGTCGTAGAAAAAATTACCTGTAGGCTGATTAATGGCTGTTTTCATCGTATCGCTAGAAAAGGATTTACCAGCTTCTTGAACTAATTCTCTATCTATAGTATAATTGGTTTTAGTCAGCATGAAATATTTATATGCTACTTTAATGCGGTTAAATATTTCACATATTAAGGAACTCAGCAATGCAACTAGATGATATAGATATTCCATTTAATGGAAATTGGAACAGTATAGCGATTAGCCTTAGTGGCGGTGCTGATTCTGCATTGTTAGCGTATGTATTATGCGAACAAGCTGAACGTTACGGAGTCAACGTACATGTCATTAATCATATTAGAATGTGGAAGACACGCCCTTGGCAACAAGAGGATGCTCGTAAAGTTTATGAATATCTAACAAAGAAATTTTCTAAAGTATCATTCACGTTTCATCAAAACTTTATTGCACCAGACATAGAATACGGAAATATTGGGCCTACTATAAAAGACGAGTACGATAAACTGGTCAGTGGAGACAATATACAGATAAGAGCATTTGCAGAATTTGTGTGTCACAAACACGATGTTGATGCCTACTACAATGCTGTAACTCGAAACCCTAGAGAAATAGACTTAGGCGGAATGAAAGAACGAGACATTGAACTAGACAAGACTAATGCACACTTACAATTAATGACTCACATGGGTAGGTTAGTAAGTCATCCTTTTAGATTTGTAGATAAAGGATGGATTGTTAGCCAATACAAACAATTAGATATAATGGATCTGTTTAATATTACTCGCAGTTGCGAAGGTGAATTTGACGGATGCGATTACACAAACTATTATGCAGGACAACGTGTTCCGGCATGCGGCGAGTGCTTCTGGTGCAAAGAAAGAGCTTGGGCAATTGAACAAAACAAGTAAAACATTTTGTATGCATCCTTTTACAGGATTGGCTACTAGAGAAGATGGGGCTGTTAAAGCCTGCTGTCGTAGCCACCCTGTTGGTTATATACAGGATAGTTCATTAGAAGAAATCTGGAATAATAGTACAATGCAACGTATACGCAAGCAGGTGCTCAACGATGACCGTCCTCCGGAGTGCGCTCCGTGCTTTGCATTAGAAGATCAAGGTGTTGAAAGTCTGCGCCAAAGACATATCAAAGGTGAAATACCAGAAGCACGTATAAATCTATATCCTAACACACCTTTGCAAGAAGTAATGCCATTTGAGTTTCCTACAATGGAAATTAAACTCAATAACCTTTGCAATCTTAAATGCCGCATGTGCAATCCAACAGATAGTACAAGTTGGAATGATTGGGAACAAGTAGAAGAGTTTTACGATAAAGAAAATAATTTTATTGCAGATAATGTTCGTAAACTTAATCTAGTTAGAAAACCCTACTTAGATAAGTTTGAAGATAATCCTAACTGGTGGGCAAGTTTTGAAAAGCTATTGCCTTACTTCCGTCGTGTAGAATTTGCTGGTGGTGAACCTTTAATGGACCCTCAACATTTTCGCATACTAGATATGCTTAAACCCTACGGACATCAAATAGAATTAAAGTATGCTACTAATGGCACAACATTAGGAATTTCAAAAGGAAGAACTGTACATGAATACTGGCCTCATTTTAGAAGCGTTGCCGTTAACGTCAGCATTGACGGCCTTGGCGATGTTTACGACTACATTCGTGGTAACAGCAATTGGAGTCAGGTTGTTGCAAATATTAAAGAAATACAAACAATCCCAAACGTTACAAGAATAGTAGGAGCAGTTGCTGTTCAAGTTAGTAATGTATTGATATTAGATAAAATGATAGAATACTTTTTAAACGAGTTGGGTATTGTATTTTATACCAACATGGTAAACTATCCAAATGTATTGTCAATACAAGTATTACCGCAAAAACTTAAAATGGATGCTATTATAAAACTTGCAGGTGTTTATAATAGAATAGGAGATTTTGAATTAGTTAAGAAACATCCTATGCTGTTAAACCTTACACAGAATCAAATAATGGGTGTGCTTAACTATCTAAAAGCAAACGATCAAAGCGACAAGTGGCAAGACTGCGTAGAGTTTAATCGTAGATTAGATACTACTCGTGATCAAAGTTTTATAGACGTAACTCCAGAGTTTAAAAAATATGTTTAATCTAGTATTAACAAACGGACTAGACGATCTTTCTTTAGAGTTTAAATTAAGAGATACTGCTATTTCAAGAAAGTGGTTTGCAGAGCTTTCTAAAAATTATCCTCTTTACGAAATTGATAGATTTACCAATTGGGGTAAGCAAAACTTTATCGATCAATTAAATGAGCAGATAGATATCATTAATTCTTATCAACAAATAATAGATAAGAAAGTTTCAGAAACAACAAATCAACAGGACCTTAACTACCTTCATAAATTCTTTGAAGATCTAAGAGGAGAAGCATCTATAGGAACAGAATGGTTCCATGCGGCGCCTGCTAAAGTACAAACTGCTTTAGAAAAATTTAATATATTGATTCACGATTTAGAATCTGAAATTAGGACAGGAAACAAACATCCAACATTGGTAGTAACATTTAAAGGAAATCCACGTCTTGCGTTATCAAAAGATGATATGAAGCACTTTACATATAAATGGCAATCAGGAACAGTTTATATAAATTACTGTCACGTAGGAAAAACTGTGCTTGACATATATACAAATCGTGACAGTATATCAGAAGCAGTTCGTCCGCAAACACACTACTGCGCAGATTTTATGATTAAGTTTGGGCCGTCCTCTAATACTGTATTACATTTTTTAAGATCAGTTATGATAAATGTTTGGTTATTGTTTAAAAATTACAATATTGAAAATTATAATATTGGAATGATTCCTGTAGCAGATCTAGTTACGCCAGTAGATAAGAAAACATTAATTAATTTTAACAAGGTTAAATCTGTAAATGTATAAAGTAGCACATAGGAATAGAGATGATTCTATTCATGTTGAATGGAATCTTGGTAAACGCTGTAACTTTGATTGCAGTTATTGTCCTGCGGCTATACACGACAACACCAGCGAGCATACAGATATTGAGATACTCAAAGCAACTGTAGACAAGCTGATGACGTTAGGAAAACCAGTTCAGTTAAGTTTTACAGGAGGAGAGCCGTGTGTGCATCCAAAGTTTTCAGAATTAGTAATGTATGCCAAACACGTGGGCATACAGAAAATCAGTGTAACTACTAACGGTTCTAGGAAAGCAGTTTGGTATGAAAATTTACCAGTAGATCAATATGTGTTTAGTATTCATATGGAACATGATCCTATGCGTATATTAAACACAATCGTTAACGTTCATATGAACAATCCTAAGATATACTTAGTTGCTCAAATTATGGCGTTACATTCGCATATGAAAACTGTTAAGGTAGTAGCCGATGCTTGCAAGGCACATGGCATATCCTATAACATACGTAGAATACGATGGACTGAAGGCGATCATAATATATTTGATGACATGCGATATGATGCAGATGACTATAAATGGATACTTGAAAACTCGTCAACAGTATATGCAAACTGTGTAGTAGATGACGATCACAATCAATTATATCATGCCAACGATATAATCAAATTGCACATGAACAAATATAAAGACTGGAAATGTAACGCAGGTCTTGAAAGTCTAATGATTAATTGGGATGGTGAAGTGCATCGTGCTACCTGTAGAGTAGGAGGTAGTCTAGGTAACATTTATGAAGGTAGTTTTACTATACCAACCGAACCTATTATATGTACTCGTGACTACTGCACCTGCGCCGCAGATATACCATTAACTAAAGTTTTAGTCAATAAGGTTTCGGGTGTACAATAACACCCTTGTAGTTTACAAATAGTAGGCTGTATTTTAGGATTAAATGTTGTTTTAAAATCCTGATCGTATATGTTGAACTTAGTGTCCAAACCATATAACGATTGTCCGCAAGATCCAGATAGTTCACCAGTTGGATTAATATAAAACATATCAATACCTACATTACACTTCCAACCGTAAAAGTGGTTCCAATCATTTAGTTGTACTTGATTGTGTTTTACCTTTTTACTTTTACCGTTATCAAACTGTACAACACTACGATTAATATTAAAGTTTTTTCGTTGATTAAACGCATACCATATACTTGGATATCGTTTTATAGAATTAGACAAGAACTCCAATTGCTCAGGAGTATATAAGTTTGCTCCATCTGCTTCCTCAATTTTTTGTGTGCCTATGTACCATTTACGTCTGCTGTTTGATTTAAAATAATCAATCATAGACGCACATTCATCCCATGCAAACGGATCCATACATACACTCACATCTACGTAAACACCTGTGTCGTATAATGTATCTGCAACTAACGTAAAATGGGGAAGATCAATCTGTTTATAATGTGCGGATAGATTTACCTTATCAAATACTTGTGCGTTCTCTTGCCACCATCGGATTGTTCTGGATCCGTTAGATTGTACACTGGCAATAAAATTGTATCTATCCTTCAGTTGAGAAATAAACTTATCTAGCTCTGGCCACAATGTTGGTTCGCCGCCAAGTATCTGTAATTCAATTTGATCTTTACCAGATTTTATATACTGATCGAACAGGTGTGAAAAGTTATCTACAACTAACTTTAGGTCTTTTGGCCAACTGTATCTTCCTGCATTTGAACCAGGAAAACAATATCTGCATTTATAGTTACAAACATCAGTAGGACTATAACTTATTTTTACAAAATTGCTAGGCTGATTTGATACTACAGCTATTGGAATCATAAGTCTTTTAACTCCGGAAACACTTGTCTAAAGTCTGTACCGCGCTGTTCATCGGTAACAGTTAGATAGTCATACAATAAAGGTAGTTTATTGGACCAATCTTCTGCCATCATATATTGCACTAATCCTTGCCAGCGTTTGTATCCATAGGGGTTCTGCATAAATTCTGTATCATTGCTTCTTCTAGAACAGAAGTACTCTATGCTCTTTATTACTTTTGCTTTTAGATGCTGAGGCAGTACTCTAACATTTAGATAGCTTGGCAAGTATACAAGATGTGTGCCAACAAGTCCTGCGCCATAAGGAGGTAGATTAATCTTTTTAAAGTTTTTACTTTCCTTCCAATGCACAAGTTCTGGTACATTCATTACGTTTAATAACTGTACGGCACATGCAATATTAACTGTAATGTTATTAGGTGTATCATCAAGGCGCTCTAAGTTGGCAACAACATCTGCCCATTTACTAGGGTAGCGTATGTAATCATTGCGTGTACCCACAGCGTCAACACTAAAGTTAAATTTAACTTCTTTGAAATGCTTCCATAGTTCAAATAACTTTTCTGGCAATTCTAGGCCGTTGCTGTTGTAACGTAAAATACAAGACTTTGCCGCACCTGTTTCTACCATAAACTCTAATATCTTATAGTGCTCGGGTATCAATAATGGTTCGCCGCCTGCAAAGTATAGCTCACGAATATTATATGATTGACTACGCATATCATTTAAGAAACTACCTTTCTTATACCACGTATAATCAAAGTCACTATTCCATTGTTGATCTTGTCGCAGTTCAATAGTCTTATACTTAGGATACTGTAGTTTCCATTCCTTGATCCAACTGCTACTGTCATGCGGGCTACACATAACGCATTTGAGTTGACACAGATTACCTAAGCGTAAATCAAAGTACGGAATGTCTACAGGCAAACTACCATCCTCACCTGTAGCATCAACAATGGTTGCAACGTCTAAACGCTCGTTCCATACTGCTGATTCCCACTGGCGCTTGCTCACAATACCTTTAGACTCTTCTTCAAAGCATTTAGTACAGCTAGGAGGGATCTTGCCTTCTAACATTTGTAAGCGCACGGTCCGCATGTAATTACTATTCCACACTTCAGCAATAGAATGTGTTTGTAGATTCATTACTTGCCCATTTTGTTTTACTAACCCAACTTCTTTGCTATCTTCATCGCCTGCACCGCTGGCATTGGCAGTACAACACACACGCACATCGCCGTTAGGACGAGTCGCTAGATGTATCCACGGTAATGGGCAGAATGTTTTACTCATTGACTACTTGATCTCTTGATTTTGCAAAGTTACTTGTAGGAGCTCTGCCACACATCCTAGCACAAGTTATTAAACTACGTTCATTCCAGTAATTAAACCATAACTGTTGATAGCTATCTGAATCAACAATATCCTTTACTGTATTTGTTACAGCATTTAATTTGTCAATACCACCAAATGATTCTACAATATCGTGATACTGTGATAGCATTTCATATCTTACAGAAGCCGCATCATTTTCATCTATGTATGTATAAGGAGAACTTGCTATCCAGCAACAAGGAAATACATTTTTAAATGCATCTATATAGATTTCTTTTTGATTTAATGCTTGACAATCAATAACCGATTCAGCCATTATCTTTTTATAAGAATTGATTACCTGTTTGTCAATAAATTTCAAGGGAGTATCTGTTGCTGGTTCTATTATATGTGTAACGTTTCCGGACTTATCCAATACATCAACTTTAGGTTCTAGCATAAATCTTGAACTATTTTTCATAACAAAAGTTGCAAATCCTAATTCTTTACTCAACTGTCTAGCTTGTTCTACTTGATCTTGATTGTGTTTGAATCTAATAAAACACCACTCAGCAGTTCCGCCTGCTTCTATAAATGCTTTGGCATTTTTTAAGATAGTATTAAAGTTAGTACCTATACGATATATGCTATGAGTGTCGTCAAGACCATCTAGAGCAAATACTACATTATGTGTTTTAGGTAATGCTCCTGCTAATTCTTTCCACCAGCTGACGGGTCTTGCACTTCCGTTAGTGTGTACACGAATATTAAGAGAAGGATTAACTTCAGTAGAATACCTACACATATCAATCAAATCTTTGTTGAGTATAGGGTCTCCAAAATTGCCACAAAAGAAAAATCCGTCAAGCTGATTCAGAACTTCTGGACTCATGATAGTTTTGTATTCTTCTAGAGTCCAATCGTTCAAACGTATCAACGGATTTTCTAAGCCGCCATTTCGATTCCGCGCACACATAGGACAACTGGCTTGACAGTTATTTGTAATTTCTAAATGCGCTTGCTGAAGCTGATCAAATTTAAACACTATTTTAATCCTAGCTCTTTACGGATCTTAGTAGCACTTATATCAGTAATTGTTTCGTCAAACGTTTCTTCGCCAGCAGTATAGCCTACACCACGTCCCCAACCAATATGCACAATGTTAGGAACAACTTGTATTTCATACTGTCCTTGATACAACGGATCCAAATCACGCTTGATAAAGCTCTTTACTTTTTCTACTTCAAACGGGTTACTACCTTGCCATCCTTGTACATCACGCACTTGAATAATAACTTGTCCAGTCTTGGATAGAAGTCTTTCAAACAATGCCCGATGTCCATCATGCCATGGTTGCCACCGCCCTAACATTTGTACAGTTTCTTTCTTCCAATCAAATGTAGGACGTCTACGATTATCAATAATATGGTCAGCAATAAAGTCTGCCCATTTTTCAGCATCTTGTTCTGTGATACGAAAATCGTATAGTTCAGGCTCTTGGAACATAGCATTAGTATCAGCATATCGACCTTCACGAATAGTATCTACCCAGATAGTCCAGTCTGCTTTAAAGTTGTTACGCATTTCAACTAAGGGAGCAACAAAGTCAGCAATGGCATAGTCGCACTCTAATCTATCTGCAAGCTCACGCATACGCTTACTTTGGCGAATACGTCCTGCTTCACTAAAGTCCCAGTCATCATACTCTGCACGAACACGATCAGCATTGAGCCACACAAGTTTTTTATCGTGTGCTTCTAGTCTATTCTTCAATGCTTCTGCTAGAGTTGTTTTGCCAGAGCCCGGCAATCCCATAATTAAAATACGCTGTGTCATGTTTTCTCCCAAAATTTTTCATGTATATAATATAAGATAGTATTAGCTATCATTTGTACTATAGCGATTCCGCTAGATGCTACCAGTTGGCCTGTTATAGCATAACTGATAATAAAAGTTGATAGTGACCCAATCAACCTCCATGTTAACGTTTTAATGATTATCCTAGGCATTTTTTCCTATAATCATCCAACGTGTATACAAGGGCAATTCTAACTCGCCTGCCCATATAATATCAACACCGCATTGTGTTTTAAATTCTTCTAGATCTTTAGCTGTTCTAACGTGTTCAGGTATATCATAATTGTTGCTCTGGAGAACTAATAAACTATTATGAGGCATGCCTGATTTCCAAAGATCGAATTGATCTTGAGTAATATGTTCACAACTTGTGTTAATAATAACATCAGCATCACTGCGGATAGCACACATATCGGCAGTTACTGCTTTGAACTTTCCCTGTATTTCTTCTTGCTTGTTCATCATAGTAGCAATAGGCTCACAGCTAGGATCAATATCAATACTGCGAATACTATTGATATAGATATCGCTTTGAAATAACATA